ATATCTTTTAGCATTTTTACATAGCGGTCTTCTTCATCCTCAAACATTTTTCCACGACGCATTCGTCCGTGAGATACCTGTGCTCTCATCGCGTCGTGACGTTGTTGTTGTTCGCGGTTTGTCATTCCAAAAGATTGAAACATAGGCATCTTGCCTTGCTTGTGAACATTGATTGCAACAGCCATAGCAATCTGTGACTTACCTGTTTTAGGTGGAGCAATGATTGTAATTAACTGTCCACCTTGAAGACCTGCAGTTGCTTCATCCATTGTTGCAAACCCTGTACCAATACCAAGCATGGTGTGATTAGCAAGTGCTTGGTATTCAGCAAAACGGTCTTCTGCATCTTTAACTAAGTCAACTTCATTAGTGCCTTTAGTTCCTTGAAGGTTTACACGACTAATGGCTGCTTCCATTGCAACCAACGCACCTTCATGGTCGTTGTGAGTTAACTTATCAACAGACTCTTCAAGACCTTGACGAACTAATAGTTTGCGACGAAATGTAACTGCTTGGTCAACAAGAAAATCTAATGAGTCTTGTACATCTAAAACTTTGTAAGTTGGGTAGTGGTCTTTAACTGTTACAGCAGTAGGTACTTCTGAATACTCGGCGTAGTGCTTAATAACAAACTTCCATACACGTGAGTTGTCTTCATCAAGAAACCATTCACTTGTAACGCCTTGTTGTATTGCGGGGAGTATGTCTCTGTCTCTAATTACTTTACTTACTAAACGATGCTCGTTATCTGATGCCATTGCCCCATCTTTTCTCTAAAGTCTATTTAAGTCAATACCCCATGAGCCGTACATTGCGTTGCGAGACGGTAAGTCAACCACACCTTTTAGGTTTATGCGATAAGGCAAGTCATCTACTAGTTCTTGTGTCGTAATGTAAATAGTGGCAAGGTTAAAGGGGTTGCCACCACGTCTGTCCAAAATGTCCATAACTTTATCTAGGGACTCTTGGTCCCAACCCTCTTCTTCAGTTCCAGCAAGTTCTACAGACAAGCCGTACTTGTTTGTAAGAATCCATAACTGATAGACCTCTAACTTTTTAACATTCTTTAACTTTAGAGTAGTTGCTTTAGAAAGAAACTTTCGTTCCGTAACTTCTACACGTTCTGCAACTACATCAGCAAGAACAATTAAACGAGGAGGGGTGTCATTGGAGATATCTCCACCCCTCATAGGACCTCGACTCTTGCGTACTTTAAAACAAACTCACGGAATGACTCTGCACTCTCGTTTGCTTTATCCGCAATCTCTTCAGGTACATCATCAGGAACAAGGATTGCATAGTGACCATCGTTCTCTGCCATGCGAGCAGTTACAAACATAGTGTGCTTGCACTTGTTTCTAATTTTGTAAGAAGGACAAGAGCATTGTGCGTTGGTGTCGTTAGGACGTAGTTGTACCTCGTACACACCTGTCGGTGAGAGGAACACTTGCACCGTACGCCATGTATCCAAGTTTGAACCCTTCATCCTTTAGCCCTCCGTAAGTCTTTACCAGTAAGTCGAACTCTATGGAACGCCTCGTTAGCAAAACTTGCCATTGCCATGCTGTATTTGGCGGACCAATTTTCCAGCATCTCGTTGGTAGTAACTATTGTAGGGAGTGCACGGTCATAACGGCTTCTTAATATCTCATCAAATGATGCGTCGTCGTATTTAGAACCGTACTCCTTACCAAGGTCATCCAATATAAGAAGTCTAACGTTTAACCAATCTTCTTTAGCCCTTCCGTGAAAACCCTCAATCTGACGATTCATTTCACGCTTTTCATCAGCGTCTGCATCAAAGGTTGCTTTTTTACGGGATAAAAATTCTGGATAGGTCAAGTAGTACACAGGTCGTGACATAAGACCGTAGTCGGATTGGTTTGAATACTGAAGTACATCTTTAGCCTTCTCAAGGTCTAAACGACGAATGAACTCCATTGCTGCAACAACTGCGTGAGTTGTTTTACCAAGACCAGGACCGCCATCAAACAAAAGTCCAACACCAGTCTGCCCTAGACCACCGACAGTCTTAATGCAGTTGCCTGTCAGCATGTCCTCTAGCCAGTCCTCAATGATGGGTGGGAACTCTGTCAGCATGTCGCTAGGTTCTAACCCTAGGAACCGCCGAGGGATGTTTGAGTTGTTAAGTATCCACCGCTTCTTGGCAGGTTCTAACGAATCAATTTGGTAGGTCAACGGAGACACCTCTGTCGTCTGTGTACTTGCCCTTGCCGTTTGTGGTCATGTGCGTTTCGTGAATCGTTATAACAAAGTACTTCTCACCTGGGAACAAAATGCTTGTAACAACATCAATAATCTTGGCTTTCCACTTTGGCATATCAACAATTGCAAAGACTGGTAGGTCTTGTTTTTTCTTAGCCATTAATCTTCCCCTCGTATCGCTCTAAGTACTTGCGTCCAACAATCGTGTTATCAAATGCCCGACCGTCGGAAGCATAGAGGAAGTCATCGCCCTCGTCATCTACTGGGTTGGTGAGTCCTTGGTTTTCTCGTGCCTTGTTCATGTGGGTTCTAAACATCGCAAGGTATCGCTTGTAGAGGTGCGGTGCCTCATCGCCTACATCTTTGAAGTTCTTCTCGTCCACCATAAACATCTTAAGGATTTCCATTTCGAGCAGGGCTGTCGTTTGGTATTGCTTCCGCATCTTTGCGAGTGCTCCCGCCAGATGGTTTACATTCACGGTGCCTGGTAGCCACGGGAACTTACGACCTACAAGGAAGGAGAACTCAGATGCCACATCACGGGTTGTCCACTCTGCCACGGGTCGCTTGCCTCGGGTCTTGGTGTCCCGCTTTGAGGGCGTGGACCTCGGTGACTCGTCGGCTAACTTTCCGATTCCGCCCACTTGCTCATCCCGCTGCTGCTCTTCTTTCCAAGACTTGTTCATGGTCTCCCCACTCACTTTTTGTATTTTTATATTTTCATTACTTATTAACTTATTAACTATATGACTATTAGGTAGGAGCACTAGACCATCTGGTTCATGTGTTGTTAGCCTCTGTGGAGGCTCACTAGAGTCTATGGACGTTAGCCTCTGTAGAGGTCCACACAGCGTGTACCTCGAAGTCGTGTAGAGGCCCCTATTGCGTTTTCGCCTCGTAGCGGCGAGATAACCCGCGTCCTCTAAAGCCTTCAGTGAGGCTTTGACGTGACTGTGTGCTGAGACCTTAGTCAGGGCGGCGAGATGACCCACTGAAGTCTCTATGACACCTTTGCGGTCTGCTAGATGGCACATTACAACTAAGAGACGGAACTGATAGTGAGTCAGGTCCGCCTCTAGTAGTTCGTCAGGGATGTTCATTACGGGCGACGGTACTTTCGTTTCCCATCTTCGTCAATTTGGTCCATGACCATTTTGTAGACAACAGCGATGAGGGTGTCAGTGAAGTCTGATAGGACTTCCTCAAGACGCTCTTCAAGGACTGCTGTTTCCATGTCAACGAGACTAAGACCATCTGAGATATCCCAAATCTCGTTCTTCTTACCTGCTGACCATTCGATAACCTCAAAGCATTCATCTGAGTCGTCCCAGGCCACGGCGACGAGGTCTGTTTCTTCTAAAGAAGCAAGCAGAACCATCAGGTCTTCACCTGTTCTTACAGGTATACCTTGTTCAGAGGCTGTAATAAGTACTTGGTCGTGTGTTTCGTTTGGTTCTGCCGATGGCAAAATAACCTCACTGATTGTCTTCTTTGCTAATAGCAAACGAAAACCGTGGGTTACATCTACATCATCGGAAGTGCCAACTACTAATAGTTTTGGCATTTTATTCTCCTAGAGGCGACGGGTGGTTACTGCGACTGGTTTTTCTAAAAGCATCATAACAGCAAGGGACAAGAAGGCTCCTGCGGGTGCCATGATGATGAGGTCGTAAGGAAGATATCCAATTAGGTAAAAGACACCTGCGGATAATGCAAGGGCTAAAAATCCCTTGAATTTTTTAAGGTCGTAGAACGCATCTACTGCCCCAATAAAAAAAGATGTAAACGATGTTGCGATTATTAAGTCGATTATGGTTTCCATAACCGCATCCTACTACAACTAGGAAGTGCCTTCTTCGCCCTTATAAGAACGGACACGCCATTGTGTTCCCATAGGCACCCACTGGCTAAGGCTGTCTAGAAGACGGGCCATCTTGATAGTACGGCTTTGATAGAAGTAAGAGTATGAGGCGTGGGCGGTACCTGACCAGAAAACACCGCTTGCTTCAGGTAGGGAACCGTCAAAGTAATCTGTAGCGTTATAGCCCGCCTCTACCTGTGCAGCATCCGCATATACATTTATAGAAGAGGAAGCCAAAGTGCCAGCAATAGTTAACGACAGGGTTATGTTTCCTGTTTCTGAAAGGTCTTCTGGAATGTAAAGGCTAACGCTGTAACGTGTCCACGCAGAAGTTAGGGCTAATGTAGAAACTGCGTTAACTACGTTAGTTGAGTCATCGTCATCTGCAACTAAAGTCATTGTTAAAGTAGAGTTAGCGGATGCCTTCATATAAATGGACGCTGTGTAAAAAGTTCCTTGTGTTAATTTATATGTAGTAGGGGTTTTGTTAGCGTTAGTTGCTAAAGAAAAGGCTGTTTGACCAGATAAACGCATAGAATATGTTCCAGGAAGTCCTGCAGGTACTGTTGTGTTATCTCTGGTTATTGATGAGTTAGTAGTCCAAGAAGTTGTGTTGGTTTCAAAAGAAGGGTTAGCAAGAATGTTTACTTTACGAGGCTCTAAAAATACGTCAAAGCCTCTAGCCTCATCATAGTTAGTAGCAGTTGATGCTGGAGCCATCTGAACACAGTCAATGTTGTATGAGTTTTGAGTTCTAAACATTAAACGAAAACCCGCATACACAGCACCTGTTGGAGCAGTAGCAGTTTGAGCAATACGTTGATAAACACCTGTAGTTCCAAACTCAGTACCAATTACTGGCGTACTTATTTGAGCACCTAGTTCGTCATACCAATAGATTCTTCCTTCAACATTGCCGTTTGAATCAGAGGCAGCGTAGTAAGAGAATATGTAACTAGTACCAGCAGTTACTGGAACTCCTTTTGTACGTGGAGCATCAGTGCCTATCCTCATGTTTGATGTATTTGTAACGCTACCTGTTGCTGAGGTTGAGGCTACATTTCCAGAACTATTTGCATAAGAAAAAGACGTTGCAGTTATTGGGGCTGCAACAGTTACACCAGAAGCGTTAAAACCTGAATCAACCCCTGTAATGTTGACAGTGTCTCCTACGTCAAACCCGTGAGCAGCACTTAGGG